TTGTCAAACTCTAAACTACCTTTGTTGTACGCTGTAACACCAGCACGAATATGATCTGGACAGGTTTCGTACATGTATCTGATACGTTGCATAATTTCTTGAGCACCACTGTATTTGTGAGCCGCAATTAGTATCGTACTGTCAGGTTTGAACATTGCATACCAAAGTAGATATGCGGCCGCACAGGTGGATTTACCTGTTTGTCTAGGCAACATAGCAATACTGTATCTGTGATTGTGATATACATCTATTAATCCTTTTTGATAATCATACAAGTCAAACTTCATGCGACCTTTGGTAGGATGTTGAATGTAACAATGATTCAACGCAAAATACTTTGGATCAGCCATACACTGTGCCAGTTCAAGCATTTGTTCTTTTGTAAAAGTCTGTGATTTGTGAGGGCGTTTGATTAGCCCGGTATCTACTGCCATATTAGCCTCTTGGGTTGAATTGGAACAAGGCTTCCATTGGTTTACCATATAATGGATAGATAGTGTCACTGGCTAGATTCATATTATCTAAATCTCCAGGCTGTCTAACTACACCTATTGTATTATAACCAAACATTATACCAGCTAATATATCCCATCTTCCACCCATATCGCTGTTTTTATACCAATTGAATTGACTCTTGATCCAAGCTCTATTAACAACATTTGGATCAGCACCTGGCCTATTAAATGCACTTTCAAAATCAGCACCATTGCCATTGAAAAACATTTGTGATAATCCATTGCCAAGTCTTTGTCTATCTGCAGGATTAACATTTGGTATATTGTTTACTAGATTAACAAAATTCCTAAGATTTATTGCACCATTCACTGATTTAGCCCGTGCTTCATCTAATGGTGCTTTTAACCATTCAAAACTATGCATGTGATCCAGCACAGTATTGTAAGGAGGCACTTCGCCAGTTTCTCCAAATCTTCCGCCACTTGTACCTTTACCACTAGCGGCCGCTTTAATTTCAACTGGCACACCATTTACATCAACATCACCTTTGCCTTGAATTGTAATACTACCACTTAGTATTGCCAAACCATGTTCACAAGGACCTTTCATCTTATCTGAAACGCCAAATGTTTTTAAATGATCAAACATAGCTTTGTTCACAGGATCATTGTTGCATAATGCATCTAATGAATGTATGCCTGGTGTTAATAGTAGTTCATGATTGATTACGTTGTCTTGTGCTAGGCTATCTGCAAATTTCATTTTGTCTTGAAATGAAATTTTAGCTTCAGCAATTTTACCAGCTATTTTCATAGTCTGTATTTCGTTATATTCGCCTTGTAGTGTTTTAGGTAACACACTACTGAATCTACCAGTAACATTGCCTGAATTTAATACAGTGTATATTTTATCCAACAATTCTGAATTTTGTTCGTTAGGATCTAAAGCATTGATAGATTTAATTATCTCTGCCTTAGCCTGTTCTAGGTTTTCATATTCAAAAAGTAATTCACTTGCTCTCATATTAGTATTTACCTAGTCAGAAAAAAAGGCGACAATAAATTGCCGCCCAAGTTTCTTTTAAACTCCAGCTAGTTTTCTTAGCCGGTTTATATCATCACTAACGGGTGTATTTTTTGCTTCGTCAAATCCTTCTGATCCACCTTCCATACTAGCCTTGCCATCTTCTTGCATGCCTTGTTCTGTGAACACAACTTTGAATCCAACCATTTTACTAATCGCCGCTTCAAAGCCACTGTCTGTATAGATTGTCCATGGACCATCATGTTCTACAGTTACTTTTCTGTAACCATCATCTTCGTCATCATCCATGTAACCGCCTGGTTCGTATGGATTTTCTATTGTAACACTTGATACCTGTACTGATTCTGGATTTGAGCCATCTCTGTCCCAAATACTATCACCAGCAAGTTTTACAGTTTTTGATGGTATAGATTGTATAATTTCATCTGCTTCTTCAACTTCGCCTTCGCGAGCTTCCATTGGTACAACTTTAGTTGCTCTATCCAAGACTTGATACAGCCCACTAATCAGTTTTCTAAAAGTGGTAAGTTGATCATTTAGATCACCAACACCACTTGCACCTTCTTTTGCATCAAGAAATTCTAGCTCATAAACTTCATCGTTGAGTCTTTCAAGTGATTGAAAAATATCGTTAAGTTTGTCGTGCTTTTCTTGGTCAGTTGCGTCTTCGCCTAGGTATTGTCTGATCTTGTCTTGTATTTCCATTAGATACCTGCCAGTTTTTTCAACGCTGAGATATCTGCTGATACAGTTTGATCTGTGGTTGTTTCGCCAATGCCTGCAAGTTTCTTAAGATCTGCAATGTCTTGACTTTCAACTTTTGGCTCTACTGAGTCTGTAAGAGCATCAGCTGTTTTGTCATCCATTTTTACTTTGTACTTTTTGCCATTGAATTCAAATTCTGACTTGCCTGCTTTTTTGGCTTGTGCGGCCGCAGTATTGAAAGCATTATCTTCATTTGGTTCTTCACTTACTTGTGCTTCTTCAATTGATTCATTCTTTAGTTTTTTCTGTTTACGCAGTAATTCAGTCATTTCATCACTACTTTGAATGGTGTTTGCTTTTTGTGGATCGCCATCGTCTTTGGCTTTCTGTGCCATATCTTTTAATTTTTTGATTTGTGCTTCCACTTTTTCTAGACTGTTAGGTGTTCCTACTTTAGCTTCTTCAACTGTTTCATCTGCCTGCTCAACAACTTCCTCTTGAGCTTGTTCCTCAACTGCTTCATCCTCGTTGAGATACTCCTTGAATTTTGCCATCATGTCTTCTACTTCATGATCTTCAAATACTTTTTCTTCGCCTTCTACAACTTTTACTGGATGCGGATCTGCATTCAAGTATTGTCTAAGACTTTGATTTACATCTGCCTCGGGTGCCTGTACCTCTTCAGGATCAGGATGCGCCGTTGTTGCTGGACTGTTGGCCCACTCAGTTTGTGGCATTCCAGCTAGTTTTCTTAATTCATCTAAGTTCATGCCTTTTCTCCTTCGTAGCCAACACCTTCTGGCATTTGCTCTCTTCTAAGTTTCATCATTTCGTCTACGAATTTTGTTTTAAAATCTTCGCCATAGTATTCTGCGTGATCTACTTTTTCTACGTTATCTGCACTATAGTCTTCTGATTCTAGTTTTACTTTGTATTCTTCTTCTTTAGCTTTTTCTTCTGCTAGTTCACGTGCCATGGCTGGTTCATTGTGGGCTCTTACTTTGATTTTGTTTTCGCCTATATTCCATAGTCTTACAATCTCAGTCATCAAACCAAATTGGCTTGCTGGTTGACTGCTATCAAAGTCTATAGTGGTTACATTAACGCCACGCTCGCCTGGAAAATCTATTGGAGCACTCTGCAATATTCCACGCTTTGGTGATTTTACACTGCTTGCTTCATACTTTTTAAGATGTTCCTCAAGTGCGTCCATCATATCATCAGTTACTTCTTCAGAGGTTTTAATTCTATAACTATAACTGGATTTTGATTCTGTCAAATATGCTTTTAAATAGTTCATGTCTTCGCTCCGTTAAAGTTATTTATCAGACTTTATACTATCAGCAATGGTTTTAAGACTTTCAATCATACTATTTCTATCGCTTGCAATTTGCTCGCTGTCGTGATGTATAATAGTACCATTGGCATTGCCATCTCTGTCTAGTCTTGCTTTTTTAAGCTGTAAATCTATCATTTTTAGTTTTTTGTTCATCTTTTCTGTTTTGGCTGTAATAGCATTGTTCATCATTTTGCTGGCTACATCAAAAATCAAAGCGGCGTGTCTGTCTTCTACATTGTTGCCTAGTGCAACTAGGTCATCAAATGTATCCATGGCTTTTTGTGCATAGTTGTCCATGTCAGTGTCCAAGCTGTTGAGTCCTGTAACCTGTGGTAATGCACTGTCAATTTTGTCTGCTGTTGCTATAACCTGTTGTATTTCTTCTGGTGCCATAGTAAGTTCAGCTCTAACTTCGTCCTTGCTGTCTTCAATTGGAGGTAAGTTAAATTCTTCTTCTAGTTTTTTTGTCAACGTTTTTTCCTTCTTTTGGGCTTTTGACTTGGTTTGTTGAACATTTCGTTTTCAGTTATTACACGAAAACCCAAGCCTTGTTGATTTGCCCATTGGCGTGCCATACGCCATTTTGCTTCATTTACCACCGCATGCATTTTATCATGAGCACTTCTGGCATTGCCCATTACTTGACTGTTGGGTTTTACTTCAACTATTTCTGCATGTTTCTTGCCATTTTTATCAGAGTAAACCAAAAAGAAATCTGGTACATAGGTGGTCTTTTTTCCTGTAGCTGGATTGATATAAGGTATTCTATGTGCTTCACTGGCCCAAGCTAGTATGTTAGGGTGATTGTCGCACATTCGCATAAAGGCCAATTCCCAGCCACTTCTATATCGTGGGGCATGCTTGCCAATGTACTTGGTAGGATTTTGTGGTTTGAATGCACCTTGAATATAATTAGCCATGTACTACCTCATTATAGTAGTATTTATGTTGCTACCTGACCTAGAGTGTCACCAATAAAGCCACGTGTTGCGTTGTCGTCGTTTGGTGCTCTATAAAAACCCTGAGGAGGTGCTAGACCCTCATTTATTTTTTTAACTACTTCTTTATCTTCAGTTCCAATAGTTTTATGATTATAGTTTTCATATTCAAACGTGACTTGTGATATTGTTGATTCTGCTCCTGCTCCATAATCTAGTGTGTCTCTTGCAAAACTAATCATCACTGGTCTAAACAAAGTGTAGTGTGTACCAGGTGCTTCATTGTGTTCTAGATCACTAAGATGAAATATGTGTATTCTTTCAAAAAAGTTTTTGGTAGAAAGTTTGAGTCCTTCACTTTTGCTTGGTGTAAAGTCTTGCATTTGCCGATTGGTTTGTCTAGTATCATCAACCTTGTTGAAAATATTCTGATCGTACAATTTGTGAAGTTGATTTAGATCACCTTGTTGATCGTCGATAATACCCATTGTAACAGGAGTATAATTTTTGCCTGTAATGTTGATTACTTTTGTGTTGTAAGAATTATTGGTAGTAGTGTTGTAGGTGGTGCCCGGTAAATTTACCGTTGTGGCACCAAAAACTTTATCTGTAAATGCTGATAGGCTTTGAGCTACACCGTCACTAAGGTCAAATTTTACATAGTAATAAAATTTTTGTTTAGGGAGCTTTACTGATGTAATGCTTTGACCATAATACTCCGTAGCAAAATTCCTAAAAGCCATTTAGTTAACCTATGCTTCAATACCAAGTCCGCCACCAAAGCCACCAGTTGCTGATGTGCTATCTGATGTTGAAGTAGATGGTGATGCTTTTGCAAAAGTATCAGTTCCAGCCTGTAGGTTATGAATTGCATTGTCATATCTAATAGTCATGGTAATTTGAACCATTTCACTGGCTGAATATGCCATATCTCCAAATTGTACACCTGTTAGCATACAACCTTCTAAACCAAATGTTTCGCTTACTATATCACTTCCACCATGGTTACCATTAAGCATGTCTATGTTCATACCAAATTTAAAGTCACCATTAATTCGTGGAGTTTGTTGTGTCGCATGATCTGTTTGTGATGCCAATTGAGCATTTACGGCGGCAACAACATCTCCGCCTACATCATCACGCACAACCAATGTAATTGGATCCCACGTGTGTTTACCAATCATATAAATTCTTGAGTTATACACATCAAGTGTTGATTCATCATATGTGATACCTGGTCGTGTTACACTAATCACGTTTTGAGATACTGAAATTGCACCAGCACCAACTCCGTTTGCACTTTCTCCGCCAACTTCGCCAAGTCCTGAAAAGGTAACTCGGAAACGAAATTGCATCTTTGGCATAACTGCTGGGCCGTCATTAGTACCACCTACAGGTACCGTAAAATTTGTTAAAGCCATTGCTTACTCCCTATTATTACGTGCTTTTTATTAAGCTAAATGTATTTATGATTTTGTCGCAGAAAATTTTCAGGGGTCAGAAGAATAGGCCCAAACGGGCCTATTCATACATTAAATTAACTTACGTCTTGAATTTGTCCAGTGTTTACTATTCTAATTGGAATGTAGATGAATTCAACACTCTTAGTTGGAGCAATAGCAACATCAATGTACAATTCATTTCTGTCAATTCTTGCAGGTGTATTGTTTGATGTGTCACAAACAACAGCAAAATCACTCAAGCCTCTTTTGGCCTGTATATCTGCTAGGAAGTCTCCAAAAACTCCGCCAGCTCTACGTCTAGTGTTTTCATCGTTTGGTTCAAACAAGAATGGTCTTGCTATCACATCAAATCTTTCACGCAAGTATGCTACCAATCTAGCAACATTAACTCTGTCTAACGCACTTGTAGTGCTGTGTAGAGTTTTCTGTCCAAAAATAACAATACCTGAATTACTAAAGTTAGCAATTGGATTTGATTTTGCGGCATACAAGGCATCTCTTTGACTTGTTGTAAGTGAAACTGCTTTGAATTCATTTTCGCCATCAACGTGTCCAACTCCAGATGCATTAGTAATTACACCTCTGTTTAGTCCAGCTGGTGCAAACCATTGAAATGCCTGCTGATCATTGACTGCAATTTGATACAACACTGAATGACTTGGATAAGTTACCACAGTCGAACCTGCTGTTGGTTCAGTTGCCTTAAGTGCAGGATAGTATGCGGCACTGTAAGTGTCTTTGGTCACTAGTCCATCTTCGCCATTTTCAGTAGTAGCTGTACCACCAATCCATGTAACAGCCTCTGTAGGTGACTTACGCAATGGTGTATCAATAATAACAAAGCCAGTGTTGCCTCTATTATTATTCAACGTTACCAATTCATCTGTTACTTCTGGAAATCCTGGAGCGGCTAGAAGTGAAAACTTCTTTTCTTCATCTAGTAGATCAGTGTGTCCAGCCGCGGCTTGAAGTCCAGTAGCAATTACACCACGTTGTGCAAATCTACCAAAACGACCACTGCCGTCTGCGTGATTGCTTGCACCATTTCTCCATGCTGTAGCAGTGCCATTATACTGTCTTACAGTATTTCTACTCTGTGCCATGTTAACCACAACCATACCGTCTGGATAAATTGCGGCACTTGGTGCACCTGTGATTTCAGTTGCGTTACCACCGTCTGAATTATCATCAGCTGTATCAGTGATATCAGCAAATAAAACACCATTTGATGTGCTTTGATCTGTGTTATCATGCAAGATCCATGCACTGTTACCAGCATTTCTCTTGTAGATTTTTGGATAACTACGTTCATTTGCTTGACCGTAACCGGCACTAGTAGTATCAACCCAAATATCTCCTGCACTTGTGGTTGTTGGAGCAGAAGTTTGATAGGCTATATTTGCGTCTGCGATACGTGTATAGTTACTTCCATTTACATTGTAAAGATCCAAATTGGTCAATGTATCATCAAACCAATATGTATTTGCGGCCGCGGCGGCAGTTGGTGTTGTAGTTTGTCCAAGTTTTGCAGTCAATCCACTGATGGCTTCTGGAGCCCCAGCTGAGTCAACCTGCTGAATGATAATTAATGCTTTGGTATTAGCATCTACGTCAAGCAAGAAGTTGCCTTCAACTGCAGAACTGCTTGTAAGCACAGCAACACTTGAACCATCTTGTGCTACAAAGTCGCCTATAGAAGTTGACTTACCTGCACTCATGCCTGAAGTTACACCTTGGACAGTTGTTAGATTCCAACTTCCTGTGCCTGTGTGCTTGTAGAGTTTTAGATCAATTCCGTTGCCTGGAGATGTTGTTTTGATCCAAACATCATTGTTGCCTGGTGTTGATGGAGCTGTATAGTGTGGTGCCCAAGTTACAGTTTCTCCTGAACTAAGAACCGCATCTGAATCAAGTTCTTCCCATGCTCCGCCTACTCCGTAAAAGTATTCAAGTGAAGCATCACCATCTTGATCAAGATGTACAACAACTAGAAAGGCGCCATTTACTACTGATGCAACAATTGAATATCCGCCAGCACCCGCGGCATGAGCCGCACTTGCAGTAGCGTTTACTTCAACAGTTGGAGTTTTGGCAACCCATGCACCTGTCGTAGCATTGTATTGATTGATACCATACTTTGAAGTATCAATGTCAATCCAAAAACTATTTGCAGTAGCATACGTTCCAGTTGGTGCTGTAGTTGTGGGGATAAGCTGTGTAGTGTTTACATTTGCTCTTGAAATATACGCACTTCCGCCTTGTCCCAAAAAGCTAAAAGCGGCCAACAATCCGTATTCGCTGGTTTCGTCACCAACGATAGGTGTTGCTCCACTTTTTCTGAAGAACACGTCTCCAAAATTTTGTGTTAATTCTCTTTGAGATGTTACCAGTAGTGGTTTATTTGCGTTCGTACTCTTAGTAAACGGTGCAATTGAATCTGACGCACTGCCTGTAGGATCTGTTTTGTTTTCACCTGTAGCAACCAAAATCATAGGTATAGTACCTACGCCTGGTGCGGCATAAGCCGATTCGTCTGTAACACTAACTGAAACACCTGGTGATGTTAATGTAGCCATTATTTTTCCCCTTCTCATAAAGTGATACATGTATTTACCGTACCCTGCATAAAACCATGGGTTTTAGCCGTTAAATACGTATATAATGACTTGACTTCAACTTCAATTTAGTATATAATGAAACAAATTACAGAGAGGTAACAATGGCTATTGACTACAAGTTCAATGAAGATAATTTAATCAAAGAACTGCAAAAATATGTTGACTCAACATATGATCAACATTACAGCAAAAATAAATTTCAAGCTACAGAATTTATAATTGA